CAGTCAATATAGAGATTTTACCCTCTTCAAATCCCTTCTTAATGAAATCAGTAATAACATGTGCCTTATCCATATCCTTCTCGATGCCATAAACATTCCAGAAGTGGACAATCTTACCACCAAGAGACTTGGTATAAAGTTCACCAACACGTTTCATTACACCATAAGGAGAGTAACTCATGTTACTCATCTGAGATGATGCGAATACAAATTTCTTTTTGTACTTCGAAAGCAAACCAAAAGTGTTTGCCATCAAACGAGCATTGTTATCAATAAAATTAAAAGTATGTTGATACTTTTTCAGATACCGAGAACCACCAACATCAAAGGCAAGAAAGAAACAAAAGTCGCAATCCATAATGCACTTTTCAAGAAAAGGATTAGGAATCTTACCTAGGTCTTCATGCTCACCATTGTTCTTATCGAACTCTGTTACCAAATGTCCTTTATCACGAAGATATTCAGTCAGGTAAGCACCTACCTGACCACTAGATCCAAGAATCAGAATTTTCATTTCCAATCAATATTGTGTTTCTCACCAAAGTTTACTAGACCAGTTCCACTCATGTGACCAACTTCAGTCACATCAATTTTAGGATACAGAATACCATTCCACATCTCCTGAACTTCAGGCCAGCCAGGTCCAATATCATCAAGAAGAAGAATGCCTTTCCAATCTACATCTTCAAGGAATTGCATCATCTCAACTTCCTGAACACCATCATGAGGATCAACATCAATCATAATAATTGAAATGTTTTTCCAATTGAGAGTATCATCTTCACGGAAGTCTTGAATCTTCCAAGTGATATTATCTTTTTGAATCCTACTTGCACCTTGTTCCATCAGGTCATAACTAATGACTTGATTATCCTCATTGTAGGAGAGAGCAAGAGCAGAACCACCAGTACGAGTTCCAACATCCAAGATAGTGGTGTTCTTAAACTGACTAGAGAGCCATGCATAAAGTCGGTATTCACTTTGACCAGCAGAAAGCCAGTCATTCTTATTAATAGATTGATTTTCAAGGTGAGAAACATTCAAGTTTTTCACCGCATTTTTATCAATCTTAATAGTCTTCTTTCTTACAGTTGTTGCACTAGACATTTACGAGTTCCTTTTCAGATGATTTACGAGATTCAATTTGAGCAGAGATCCACTCATAGGTTTTGCGGATACCTTCCTCAAGGGTTTGTGAATAATCCCAACCAAGTTTCTCACGAACAAGATCGTTGTTGGAATTACGTCCACGGACACCGAGTGGTGCGTCGAGTTTATGTCTCTTCTGTACCACCTTATTAGAGACCTTAGCAGCAGTCTCTACCAATTGATTGATAGTTACCATTTCTTCAGATCCAATGTTTACTGGACCTTGGAAATTAGACTGCATCAATCTCCAAGTCGCTTCGACGCATTCATCAATGAACAAGAAGGAACGAGTTTGTAGGCCATCTCCCCACACCTCGATAGATCCACCCGTGATCGGGAGGAGAGCGACCTTGCGGCAGATTGCAGCTGGCGCTTTCTCTCTTCCACCGTCCCAGGTGCCCTCAGGTCCAAAGATGTTATGATAACGAGCAACCCTAACAGGGATACCATAATTACGGGAGTAAGTGAGATAAAGACGCTCGGAGAATAGTTTCTCCCATCCATATTCGGAGTCTGGGTTGGCGGGGTATGCGGAACTTTCACGGCAATCTGGATTGTCAGGATCTAATTGATTATGTTCTGGGTACATACACGCAGAACTAGAATAGAAGATCTTAGTTTTATTTACTTCATGATCTTCATTATATTTCTGTACGCAATCTAGCAGATTTAGATTAATAGAGGCAGAATTATGCATGATATCTGCATCATTTTCGCCTGTAAAAATGAAACCTGCACCACCCATATCGGCAGCGAACTGGTAGATCTCATCGAACGGTTCTGTAAACTGTTCAGCAATGTCCTTATAGTAATTGCCAAGATACCCTGCGAAGCGGATGCACCTCCTTACAGTTCCATAATCTCTGAGATCACCGACGATGAATTCATCAGCAGCAGTTTCAGAGAACTCAGGTTCTTTGAGGTCTACACCACGCACCCAGTAACCTTCGGTCTTAAGTCGCTTAACCATGTGACTTCCAATGAAGCCACCTGCACCGAGAACCAATGCAGTTTTTTGTCTTTCAGCCATAAAGTGTTTGGATAGTGTAGCAGTTTATTTAGTATAACATTTAGATTGGATTTTGTCTAAAAATGGTGTGGGAACCCAACCCATTTCCCTTAGTACAACTGGGTTTGCTTTCAAAATATCTGGTTCGTTAGGTGTCCACTCTTGAATAGGAAGTTCATTTTCACCAATCAGAGCATTTGCGAGTTCCAACACAGAAGTAGTTACTCCTGTACCTACATCTACAGTACCAGTATAGTCAGAATAAATCAACTTTTCAATAGCAGTGCAAACATCATCAACATGAATCCAATCTCTTTTATGTCGTGTTAGATATCTTGCAGTCCCCTGTTTCAACATTTCATATAACATATCATCTCTACTTCCTTCTTCTGCCCATACGTTGAAGAACCTCATACCCACACTGTTGGGTGGTGCCATGACTTCATTGACCTTCTTGGTCATCACATATGGATTCCTCCACCACTCATAAACTCCTGCAGAACTGGCATACAACAACCTAGTATTATACTTTCTACAATAATCAAAAATGGGTTTGGACTTTTCTACATTATTCTCCCAAAATTTTTCTGGATTATCTACACTATCTCTGAGTGCAGCATAGGCAGCAAGATGAACTATAACATCATAGTCTGCACATCCAACATCTACAAAATTTCCTGTGTCATCTGGTCTATCTAATCCATCAACATCAAGTCCTACTTTTGTTAGATGATTAAAGACATGGCTTCCAATAAAACCTTTATGTCCTGTTACTAATACTTTCATTCTTCGTGCATATTATGTTCCTGCGACCCAGCAGTGTCAGTAACTCTAAGACCATTGACACCCTGCCACCATCCTGTGATGATATACTTTGTAGTCGAAGGAGGGTTACCTCTATGTAGATGGGTAAAACCTGCAGGCCATAAAACCACTCTACCTGCTTTAGGTTTTACTCTAATACCCTGATATAAAAACTCTGTTTCTCCTGCTTCAACATCATTCAAATAAATCATCCACGCAAGAACTCTATCATTAACATTCCAGTCAATGTTCTCAGCATGGAACATGTGATAACCGCCACCTCTAGGTTGAGTAACTTGTAGAAGGGCGGCACTACTAACGTAATTAAAACTAGAAAGATATGGAAACGCACCAATATAATTACGAAGACAAGGTTCTAGTGCATTGGTATATAAAGCACCAACTGATTCAGAATGAAAACTATCTAAAACAAGTTGTGCATCTTGAATACCAAAAGTTTGTCTAGGTCGAACATGATGGCTATTGTCAGCAATTTCCATCATTTTTTGACAAAAATCTTCAGGAACTACATTGTCATAGATGCCAATAAAATCTGAGATTGTCACATTTAGATTTGGATTGGGTTCCAAATCTCTCATTTCTTTTTCCATAAAATTCTAAATTTTCAGGTTCAGATAATTAGTTCCGTAACCATATCTATCAGAGTATTGTTTAGTGGAATGTCTTTCACCAAACTCACCATCTAACATAAAGTTAAATGCAATACTATATCTCACAGGGCCATCCGATTTTGTTCTAATAGGATTTACCATGTGACTTAGATGTGAAGGGAAAAGATATAAAGTACCTTCTTGGGGTTCGAATACCTTAACATGAGTATTCAGGTCAGTAACATCATTGATGTTTATTTCCCAATCATCTGTGCTCCAAGTAGGTCCACTTCTAAAGAACTGGATTTCTCCACCCTCTTCTGGATCATTAACGCGAGGATAGAATACCCCACTAAACAAGGCATTAGAATGCCAATGTTTAACAGCATAACACTGATCCCGATACCTATTAGACCAAGCGGTCACACAATGTATTTTATGAATATCTCGAGCAATATTCAATACATCATATAGGTAAACTTCCACCTCCTTCATAATCATGTCTCGGAGTTTTTCCATGCCTGGAAGTTCCAAAACATTTTTAATTTGAGTCACAGATCCATTGGATCTGCCCAGAAAATCAACATCCTGTTTCCATTCAAGTTCTTCTAAGATTTTAACCATCTCAAAGAACTCTTTTGGTCTAAAAGGAAGTTGAGTTTCGTAAAGAGGAGTAGGAAATAATAAATGTAATTCTGCCATAGGCTCCACCAGGATTTTTATAGACTCTCCATGTCTTTGGAGACTGTATCATGATTTATATAACAAGGTACACCATCAGGATCAAGCCATTTGGTGTACTCAAAGTCTTCCATTGCATAGTCAAGTTGAGTACCACTATCTAATAGATACATGTCTTTGTATCGTCTAGAATACTCATCAAATTTTTGGATGCGATAGTCAGGCATACCATTAATTTCAAGTGTACCACACTCAACGTAACGGTATGGATATCGTTCTAGAATTGTTTTACTCATAATGTTTATCGGTTGGTGAATGGTATACCAGAACAAATGCATCACACTTAGGGCATGATAGATTTGTAACGATATTATATTCTTCGTTACAGTAGTCTTCTCCAGAGTGATCTGCACCCCAGATTAACTCAGTATTACAGTGCCAACAATTCATTGTTATTCAGTTTTAGGCTACTTCCACGCCTTCGAAATCGCGAACAAGGCAATCAAGAAGGATCTCATAATCATCTAGAGGTTCTCCTGAAAATTCATAACCTTCGTTTTGATAATATCGGACTACCTTTTTGTAAAGTTTTGGATTCTTTACATCCAAAAAGATTTCTCCAGTAGAAGCAAGACGAAGAGTTTCGATTTCTTTCTTGAACTTAGTAATGACGGACATTTTCCCGTGAATGTTTACA